GCCAGACCGGGAGATTACCCCCCCCCGGTAGTGTTGATAATTGTAAACACTAACTTCGACTATCGTTCCTAAGCGGTAAAGATTCACCTTTGTAAAGGAAAAATCAATACCACTTATGATGAGGAACAGATATCAATTTACTTACACGGATAATTACACCGACAGGTATTCTCTTACGAGAATCCTTAAGTGAACTATCACCCTGTTGAGTAGCTGTCATTAAAGTCTCTTGGTCCATCATATGCCCTCCGAAAGTTAAAGGATGAAAGTTCTGGAGATTTGGTAAGTCCAGATCTGGAATCCTTTGGTTTTCAGAGGCGTTATAGGATCACACTGTTCCTCCTTCAATAAGATTAAATTCGAATTCGTGGGCATATCCAAAGTCCACGGATGCTACAGCTTTTGCAAGCTCTACACTCTTTAATCAAAAAGGGTGGAATCTAATCTCACGTTCGGCAAAAGCCGGATTTCGCTCTGCGAATTTCTGAAGAACCCCGAGGGCCTCATCAGACTTAAATGATTTGACCCTCTTCGCAGACTGAAGGAATTGTAAGTAACCGAGGATGTATTGGTCCCATTCACCAAACGGTGAAAGAAAATGTTGGGACCAACCAATACGATTACCGGGACTACAAAGTATCACATATACCAGTTCAGGAGTCACTCCTTCAGGGGATGCAAAGAGGACTGCACTGGAATAAGTTCGGAAAGATGGAATCACATCCCTCTCGTAGAATTCTTCGAGAAGGAGAACGATATCCTGGAAGTAGTATAGTCTTCTGAGGGCAAGAAGTTCTCAGGAGACCGGAGATAAGTTTAGTCCATCAACAAATAAGGACTTTGCAAACTCCGCAACACCCTTACCTTGGAATGACTTAGCTTGGTTTATGGAAACACCTAAACATTGAGTCATAACAAAGTGGTATGTTTTCGCTACTTCATCATCCCATATTACAATGTCATCACCTAATATAGCGTAATGACGGAAAGAATATGGATTAAGACCGTTGATAGTACAACATCAACGCAGAATACAATGGTGAGTATAAGCTAGCATAGCCCATGAGGAATATATACCCATGGGTTGGCCTACCGCATACTTAACCTTCTTTCATCTCTTATTCTTATTCTGAATTCAGAATAATCTGTGAGATACTATAAAGTACCAGAGGAGTACCCTATATCAAGGAAGAAATCTACCTAGATATAGACTGAGAGCTTGTATAGATACAGGCAAACGGTCAGTGGCGCTAGACAAGTCGTATGAATAAATGACTTTCTTGCCCTTACGGGTCTCACTCCTTACTCTATTTCGTTGGTAGTCCTGATCGAATGTACCATCTGTGGCCAAAGTGGCCAAGAAGCTGTACACCCGATCGTGAAGGGGCTTCAGCACTGTTTGCGATCATCAATCGCAAATAGCAATGACTCTCGTCTTACCGGACTTATCACTAAGTCCGATCAACTTCGAGTGAATATATATGGGACGGACGTTAATTAAGCGTCCATAACATAAATATTTAAGCACATTCACCCAATCTACAGAACGTAGACTGTACAATAGGAAGCGTCGGTGCTGGCGTTTGTCATCCTTTGATTCTACCTGATGATACTGGCAGAATCACTCTATAAGGACGGCAAAGGCTAGAGACGGTTGGTAGAACAGTGACTGTAGATCCTTTTCGGACGAATGGTACGCTACCCCGTTTGGACCTGCCTTCTCAGACAGGTTTGGGGGGAGAGGATTCTCATACCTCCCCATACCAAGTTGTCCAGTGAATTTCCTCACATCAGAGAAAATTCACGCTCCGACGGCATACCTATAAAGGTACCGAAGGAACCGATGGACTACGACAGCTCTAGGGCTGATTATAGATTCAATATCAATCAGTGGAGAGCACTTCATGACTCTATGAGCCATAAGAGTACTAACCGCCAACAATTTCCCTTTGATCCCAAGTTTACATAGATAAAATACCCACGAAAATCTTTGTGGGGGTCTACGCTTACCGTGAACCATTAAGAAACCGTCGGTGCTACGGATTAATACATATCTAACACAAGCATCTGAGATCATTTTCCATCTTTTGACACCCGTGGC